TTGTATTTGCTTGTTCCGTTTAGTTCATCCATAGCCTCTAAGGTTAGCTGACCCAATAGCAATACTTTTAAGTAACTTAGTTGTGGCTCTCTACCCATTGTTTCTTTTGTTTTTCTATTGTTTCTATTTCTCTATTTATGTAATCTAAGGCTTTTCGTAGGTCGCTAAGTTCATCGCCTTTCTTACCAGCCCTTGCGACATATTTTATAATGTTGCCTCTGTTGAAGTTTAAACCGTAATCAGTAATGAAGTCTATAACGTCATAGCCTTTTCCGTTTTCGTAGTGTATTTGTGTCGCTCTCATTTTAATTGCTTTCTATTGGTTGTATGTCTTTTATTCCTGTTTCATCAAATGTAATTATTGCCTCGTTATATCCCTCTGCTAAATACATCGCTATTCTGTTGTCAAATTCCTTTAGTGTCATTCTTCCTCTTTATTTTCTTCCTGTGATTTGTTTGCTAAGTAATTAACTAACTGATAAACTGTTTTCTCTAGTTTAGCAATCCGTTGTTCTTGTGTCAGCTTCTTTGTTCTCATTCCGTTCTAAGTTTTAGTAAATTGTAGCATTCGATATACTTTTCCCTTGCCTTGCTTTTGTATTCTTGTTTAAATAGTTCAAATAGCTTCCTAGTATATTTGTATTTCGTGTCACATCCATTGTAATAATTCTCTGCAAACCTTTTGCCCTTACCTTTGAAGTAGTTTACATTGTCGGCTGTATCGCCAGTAATCATTTGCTCGTAAAAGTTATACAATGCTTCTTGCTCTGAAATATCCAGTACCTCTTTATGCTTGTAATGGTAGTTATACATCAAACAAGGGAATTGCTTATAGTCTTTGTCGATTGATACTATCATAACTTCGTTTCTGCCAATTAGTTCGGTTAGTTCAAACCAATGCCTAGCCACTAAGTCATCTGTTTCTATTCCATAACCGTAATAGCTTGAATAAGTATCTTTGACATAATCGTGCATTTGATTCAATAACGGTGGCAATTCTGTTTTAATCCTGTTGGCTTTGTAGTTCTTTGTTATTTGCTTTCTGAAATTGCCCTTTGAACCATTAAATACCCTAACCTCATCAATGGTGTAAATATCTTCAAGATGATTAATAATGCTCATAAATTGCTCGTCAAACTTTGCAACCGCATCGTCTATGTCTGTGTAGAATTTCTCACCATCATCGCTTTTGCTTTTGTAGCAACTTGCGAATATCAAACTATCTGCGTCAACTAGTAGTATCATCTTCCTCTATATCCGTTTAGTCTTTCGTTATACCCTCTCGGTAAATAGAATGGCTCATATCTGAAACCCAGTATCGGGTTGATTCCGTTGTTTAACCATTCTGTCAAGGTCATTTTCTGAACGTCTTGCTCTTTCAATTGCTCTTTCTTTTTCATTTTTAAATTTGCTTATTTCGTTGTCGTATGCTCTGCGCTCTAGTTCTAAGTAACTGACATATGCCGATACATCAATTAATTTATCCACCAAGGTTTTAAGCGTTTCATCTGTTTTTGATTTCTCTAACACCACTTCAATCACATTTGTAATTGCAGCAAGGTATTCCATTTGTGCTAAGTCTCTGACTGGTCTCATAATGACGCTAATATATACATAAACATTAACACCAGCAAACTATATACACCTCCAAGTCCGAAGATTTTAATCATCATCTTCTTTTTGATTCCAAACCTTTTGCGGTTTATTATCATTAATATCAAAGCAATAGATGCAATGGCAAAAGTCAAAAATTCATAGTCGTTTGGTATCATATAAAAATCATTAAAATTAGTATTAACAACATCGCAATGAAGCAGCAGAAAACCATTGTATATTCAAATTCTTTCATAGCATCGAAGTTTCAAAACAAGTTCCGGAACAAACTCCCTTAGTATCTGACGGTCTGCCACATTCGGGACATTCGTAGTCGTAATAGTCTCCTATTGAAATCAAATAATCGTCGTAAGTTCTCATAGCTTAGTTTTTAAGTCAGCAATTAAATCTTCTACCATATAAACCTCTAGGCTTATAACGTCTGTATTTTCTGCATCTAGGCTGTTTTGTAAATAAGCCTTGTAAAGATTGAGCGCATTTGAAATGGTTATCGCTCCTTTGTTTGTTGTTTTGATTGTTTTCATTGTTTTAGTTATTATCTTATATTGATTTAATATTTTTTTTAAACATAGAGTCTTCCATTATTTGTTTAAAATCTTCCTTACTTATAGTTTTATTGTCGTAATAATTTAGATTACACAAAAAATCACCCCAAATTTCATATAAATCAATTACCTTAAAATTAATACTAGATTGTTCCATTTTTTTTCAGTTATCATCTTCTTCAAATTCAGCGTGTTCCCCACAGTCTGAACAAATGTCTGTTTCCCATAGCGGTAATGCACCGCAGCAATTAGATTCCAGCATAACAGTATAATAAAATTCTATAAGTAAAGTAAGCTGGGAAAGCTACTAATGTAACTCTTTGTGCGTAGTAAAAAATTCTTCCTAGTGTTTTCATTGTTTTGTTTTTAATTGTTTAACAGTACAAATATAAAAACTATTTTTTAATTACCAACAAATGTTTTTAATTTTTTTTTATTTTTTTTCGCTATTCTTGAAGTATTCGCTCCAAACCCCTTTATCTGTAAGGTCTATGTCATTTGGATTTATTATCGTGGCTTCTTGTTCTGTAAGTAAATAACAAGGCTTTAAGAGTTTTTTTTTAGTCCATAGCGTGGTATCGGGACAATACATATCAGTCGGGTCTGACATCTTTAAATTGTTTAGCCAATACATATAATTTGCTTTTGGGTCATTCACGAAATAGATAGCTACCTTTCCAGTAGCCATTAGTTTATCGTATTTGAATTGCTCCAGCAGTTTAGTGTCGTAGTATTTATTTCTAAACTTCATCTCGATAACGCATTCGTGTCCTTTTGGTGTCAAGCCTTGTGCATCCCAACTATCGTACCCCTCGCCTGTCCATTCTAATTTCCAACCATCTAGGTTGAGTAATTGAACCGTTAACTTTTCTAACTTGTGTGTTTTATCCACCATAAATTCTATCTATATCAGCAATCCATAACTTGTATGTCTTGCCATTGCAATTGCAAGGCTCTGTATAAGGATGCTCATAATAGGCAGCGTGCAGCTTACAAAGAATCTTTTTGTATTCATAGGGAAGTGTTTGAGATACGTTGGCTTTAAAATCCACCCAAATATCCTTATCCTCTTCTGTCATTACTTTCTTTACCATAAGTCTATGTCATTATATTTGTCTCTGCGTTGGTCGCATCCACAATCGTTCCCCCATATTTTTTTGACAACCCATCGGATGCCTGTGTACTTTGTAAAGTAATAAATAAAATCTCCTAGTTTCATAAATTTAATTTTTTAATATTCCATAATTTACTAAATCCTTTTAAACAATTCAAAAGTGTTATTGATTCTTTTGCTGGCTTCCAAGTTCCGTTCATATAAATAGAATCAACATTGCATTGGTTTAAAGGTATATCTTTATCATCATTTTTAAAATCGTGAGTCACATATAAAACAACGCTTTTATCCGTATGCCAACTATTTGCAATTCTTTCTAAAACTAGCTTTTGTCCTATTGGTATTTCATTATTCTTTCTTTTAACCTCCATTAATATCAAAACCTCATTATCAAACTCTAAAACAACATCAATATCAGTAGGGTGTATTTTACCAGATTCAACTCCTGTAAAATCTATTGATTGCTTAACTTGTTTTGTGTTTCTTATTAAACTCATAAAAGTTTATTTTTAAGTTTGTTTTTTGTCGCTATAAAAGTATTTCTTAATGAATCGTAACTAATGTCTGTTCTTCTGCTTATTTCCGATATGTTATTGGTTATAGTAATGAGTTCAAAAATCTTTTTATCGTACCAATAAATATCCTCCATCGCAGCCTCATAAGCCTGTAAGTCCTTTTCAAAATTTTGCTCAAATTCAATGTAATCCTCATCGTCTATTTCTAAATCAAATTCATCAATGTCTAACTTTGTAATCTTGTTTTCTCGTCTTAGATAAGCAACGTATAAGCCTCTAAGCATTTTAAACACATACCAATGGTTTATCTCTTCATCGTTATACCATATATCTAAACCGTTTTGCTCATATCCTATAAGCATAATGTACATTTCCTGTACAATATCCTCAGCCAAGTATTCAGAACATCCAAACGACTTGACTATATTAATCCAGTCTTTGTGCTTTAAAGCCGCTGCATCAATTAGCTTTCCCATTTAAACGTAATTATGACACACAAAAGAGCGATTTGAAAGGTGTGGTCTGTCACATCTTCATCTTCATATTCTGCTTTGTCATATAAAAAACCGAGCATCAAGCTGTATGTTCCAGCTATAATGACATCGGCTTCTTTCCAAACTGCAAACCCAAACAGGGCGGTAAATAATAAAACTGCTGTAATCATTAAAAAGGTATTTTTAGTGTTTCAATTAAACTTTGACCGTTCATTTCAAATCCTACATTATTGGTCATTGACCTTAGCATTATAGGACTATCGATTGGAGTTGGTCTGCCTCCAGTATCAATGTCTTTTACCTTACGAACTATTATATTACTTTGCATCCAATCTGTCGGGTGCTGGGTGTAGCGGTGAATCACTAAGAAATCATCGCATCGGTTGACGAATTTCGAACCACCTTCAGCGTGGCTGCTCATAGGTGGCATAGGGTGTCCAGCGTATATATGCGTTTGTTCGTGCTTCATTCTTTGTGCCTCTGTGACCGAATGAGTATTAAGCCATACCGATATGCTGTTTTTTTTGCAAAACAATCTTATTTCGCTGGTAGCTTGGTAGTCGTATTCGTGTGCGCCAATACCCCTTAAAACTGTTTGGTCTTTTGTCAAGCTATTATAAGGGTCAATCATAAAACCGTGGTAGGTTTGGTGTTGATATAACTTTTCCGCATTGCCCAATAATTCTCTAAAAGTATAAAGCCTTTCTGTGTCCATAAACCTAAAATGGTCTTGAATCCATTTAATTCGCATTCTGAACGCATCAGCATCCACTTTGTTAATAGGTTTAGCTTCCAAAAATTCAACCAGCTTTCTAATGATGCTATGTGGTTCGTTCTCGCTTGAGTAAACCAGCCATCTTAGTTTGTGCTTTAATGAATAAAGCAACATCATATAAAGTATGACCGTAGTCTTACCCACATTACTATGACCTAGTATCACATTAAACGAACCGTATTTAAACCTCATAAATTCATCAATGCTTGGAACCCCTAGACCCAAACCTTCTTTGATTTGTCCTGTTCTAACTTGGTTTAATTTGTTTATTTCGCTTTGGAAGTCTATTAACATATCTTATTTTGTTTTGTTGTTATTGTAAAGGTATAAAAAAAAGGGAGTAAAAAACCCCCCTTTAAAATTAAAATGGCAAATCTGCTGTTTCTCTATCGGGGGAGTGCTGTTTGGATGTTACTTGTTCGCTAGGTGTCCAAGTGTTTACCTCTGCATACATTCCCTTAGCGTTCTTCTTAACGTCAATAGATAGCCAACCGTTGTTAGCGTTTATCAGTTCTCCTTGTGAGTTCATAAAATCCACAAAGTCTGTTGCTTTGATTGTGATTTTAACTGGCAGCCAATCCTTGTCAGTTGGCTTTACGAATAATCCTTTTGCGAATACTTTTTCTGTGCTTTCCATTTTTTTACTTGTTTAAAATTGAGTTAAATATATTTGTAAATTCTTCTACCTCGTCTAATTGGATAGTTCCTTTGGCTGCTAATTCAATAGCACCTTTGAAAGCCACTTGTCGCAAAATAGATTCGTTTGTGCTTCTTGCTTGTGAAGCGTTATAGCTAGGTTTAGCTTGGTATGTTGGTTTCGGCGCTTCTAGTTTAGCAGTTTTAAATTCCTCGTTTGTTACCGTAAACTCGATTTCATCTCCCACCGATTTGTTAAACTCTCCCTTTGCTAAAAAGTTGTAGTAACTTCCATCAGCTAAGTCGATTCTAAACTTGTTAAATTCTCCGTGTGAGTTTGACCATACCCCTTTTGGAGTAACGTACTTGATTTTTCCTGTTTTCATTTTACTTGTGTTTTAATGTTTCGTGATTCTAAAATGTTTTCAATTTCCTTGTAGGTAGTCTCTAACATTCCCTCTTTGCCTTTCATTTCGATAAGGTCTTCTGTTGGATAATTGTGTAAATACATTGTTGATTGTTTAAAATTATGGCACAAATATAAAAATAATTTTGAAATAAAAAAAAAAGGCTGCAAAAAATTTTTTCTGCAACCCTTTCTTTTGAGTAATTAAAAACAATATCAACAAAACAGGACAAAAGTAATTAGTCTTGCAACTCTTTCAAAATGTTTTCGTATTTAGTTATCAACTCGCTAAGTTCGTAATTCGATATTTTGTCTATTTGCTTGGATTTTCTTAACAACGATTCAGCAGTACTGTATCCAATGTTTGTATCTAACCATAAACTAAAAAGATACTGTTCGCCATATCTAAACATATTACATCCAACACATTGTACTTGTACGTTTGTTTCATCCCAGCGAGTTGAATAGTTTTTACGGCTGATGAAGTGTCCGGCCTGTAATTTTTTCCAATGGTCTTTCTTGTTACACGTTACGCATTGAGCCAAACCGTTCTCGTCTGCATATCTTCGGCGTATATATTCGCTAAAAACTGCATCTAATTTTTTGACTAGCTTACTGCGTGTCGGCTTTTTAGTCGATGGCATTATCTAGCTTCTGTATTAAGTAGCGAAGTTCTTCTTTCGATACGGTTGCTTTTACCCTTTCTTTGTAGGTTTTTAAGTTCAACTCATAACGGTCAGAATCTTGCAGCTTTTTTACGTTGCTTTTTATATTCATTTTGCTATAATTTGTTTAAACTAAAAATATTATTGTATTATAATGTTTTAATATTAAAATATTATTGTATTATAATATTATAGTATTATATTATTATTATATTATAGTATTATAGTATTAAAATATTATAGTATTATAATGTTATTATACTAAAATAATTTAGTTTAAATTACTTATATATAGCAAAGTTAGTGAATTTTTGTTAAAAAGTCAAGTTTTAGACCTTTATTGATTTTTTATTTTGGTAAACTTCTCAAAACCTCTGCTGCCAAAGTATGCAGCGTAAACCGTTACGAGTAGATATTTAAGCAAATCTATAAATTCATTTTTTACTGTGAAATCAACCTTGCTGCTGTCTAAGATAACAAACAAAGTCATCATTACGGTTAGGAATATAAGTGTCAACGGTCTTGTATTTTTGCTCAACCACGAATCCGAAGTCATATCAGACTGCCACCTATCTGTTACCCCTTGCATCTCGTTTAAATCCATTTCGAGCAGTTTTAAGGCAGTTTCTTTGTCTTGTGGGGGCAAACTACCATCTTTATCTAAAAACGCCTTAAACACGCCTAAAACGCCTTTTTCGGGCAAGTTGCCTACAATTGACTGAACGATATCAGATTTACCGATACTTCTTAAAAAGTCACCTACCCTTGTAGTTCCGTGTTCATCTTTGTATTTAGGCATAACAATCTATTATGTGTTTGTATTCTTTTTGTACGTCAAAACTAGGACAAGCCTTTGGCGCAAACTCGTTATGTCCGTGCAAGGTCGCACCGTTATAAGTACCCATTAATTCATTCAACAAACAGTCCAACGCTTCTTTTTGTTCGGGTGTTCTAGTATCTTTGGCTTTTAGGTTATTTTTGCCTATTCCACCAACATAACAAACCCCTATGCTTCCAGTATTATGACCCTTTGTATGCGCTCCAACCAGTTCGATATTCCGACCATTATGTATAGAGCCATCCAAATAAACAACATAGTGATACCCTATATCATTAAAGCCTCTTTGCTTGTGCCAGTTTCTTATATCCTCAACGGTTGTGTGCCTACCATCGGGCGTAGCTGAACAATGCAGTATAATTTTATTTATTGCTCTCATTCTTTTTTTTCATTTCTACTATCTTGAGAACAGTATAAACGATTGACGCAACCAATAGGATTATTTTCAACCATTGCTCGACATTGGTAAAGGTTATTAAAAACGTCAAACTATTAAATAAAGCAATTCTTGCGTCTTCAATATGCATCTTATGAGATTTTGTAGTTTTCGTAATCCAATCCAAAGAAGCTATGCACTCCGTTACCGCTTAAATTAACAGC